TATTCCTCCATTACTGCATCGAGAAAATATGTTAATGTTTCGATTGCATCTGTCTCCTTAATCTCGTTCCACTTGATTAAATTTAACGAAGACAAACAACAAACAAAAGATTCCTCTTCAGAAGAGTGTAAGAATATTTCACTACAAAGATTAGATGCACTAATTTTTAACTTCTTATCCTTGTAAGCTTTTGGTGCTCGCTTGTTAGCTGTATCCGTAAAAAACAAATAAGGGTATCCTGTCTCAAATCTCTTTTTAATAATGGATGCCCATATACTTCTTTTTTTTCTATCTCCCTCCATCAATGAACGCATCCATTCATCGGTGATACAAACGCCAAAAGACATTTCCTGAATCGGGTTGCCTTCACTTCTTATTCTTAAGAACTCAGTAATGTCTGGATGTTCAACGGGAAGATATGCTGCAAATGATCCTCTTCTGACATTACTTTGAGAAACAACAGAAGAAACCTTGTCATAAAGCTCCATAAAATGGACTGGTCCACTGGAGGTTCCTCCTGCTGAAATCTCTGCTCCTCTTCCTCTTAGATCTCCAAAATAAGCAGATGTTCCAGCACCATGCTTTGTCTGCATTCCTACTTCGGCTTGCTTGTCCAAAATAGCGTCCATTCTGTCTTCAATAAAGACACCATTGCAGGAGATGGGTAAACCTCTCTCTCTACCAAAGTTCGCCCAAATAGGGCTGGCTAGTGAATAAAATCCGCGAGAAAGGTAGTCTTCAAACTTCTCAGCGAATCCTTTTACTTTTAGATATTTTTCAGCCGCAGCCGAAATATCATGTCCTCTTTGTTCGGCAGATTCGCCTGTTTGTAAATACCCTCTTTTTAGAAAATCGCGAGAGTCCTTATTAAGCCATTTGTATTTCTTCATTAAAAAAGATCGTCAGCGTCAAATGTTTGAGAGTTCTTAGAATATTCCACGGGTCTAGAATGGAAGAAGTCGGTGGCATTATTACCCAACAATTCTTCTTCGAACCACATTGTATCTTCCAATAAAGAAGTGTCAACATCAAACGCTGAATCAAAACCGATTTTTTCTAAAGAGTCATTAATTCTATTTTTTATGAACTCTTTTAAGATGTCGGCATTGAGACCTTTTTCATTAAATCCATTTACCATCCAGTCTACGAGGTAGCTTTCTGCTACAAAGGCGGCTTTAGCTTCACTGGCAATCCTCTCTTCCAATTCCTCATCAAAAAGCTCGGGATGTTCGCTTCGGATGGTGTTAATAATTTTGATCCCTGCAAGAGCGTGAATGTTTTCTTCGTTTCTGGTATACTTCACCTGCTGACCAGTATCCTTAAGAACATTACGATAACGATTAAACCAATTAATCACATAGAACTGACTAAACAAAGAAACATTTTCTACAAACAAAGTGAAAAGAGTAAGTGCATACACATATTGCTTCTTGGAATCCTTGTAAAACTTGTGGTTATACTTGCGGAGATATTTAACCCTACCTTCAATAAAGTCGAGCTTTAGATTTTCCTCAAAAACATCTTCTAATCCCAGGACTTTTAGGAGTCTCTCATAAGCATTATTGTGAATAACCTCAACGTTTGCCATTACATAGCCGAGGTCGGTTAAGCTGGGATGAGGTAGGTTGTCTCCCAGCTTACTCCAAAACTTCTTAACGGCTACTTCAATCTGCCCAATCGCAGAAAGAGTTCTGATGATCATTTCCCTCTCATCTTCGCTTAAATTTACGTTAAAATCCTGAATATCACTACTAAAACTAAACTCTTTGTCGGTCCAAAAACCGTTATGCATTGCCTCTATAAACTCCTGCGCCCATGGATAATGGTCGGGCTTCCTTGATACTTGTTCTTCGAAAATCATGACTAGTAAATTTTACACTTACCAATATCCCTCTGTCAAGTCAATATGAAAATTTCCCAAAATTTAATTTGACAAACGGAAAACTCACCGTATAATATACCGTGAAACGGAAACAACGATTCTTCCTTTCATAACGTAAAAGGTAAAGTATTACGTTATACTCTAAGTAAAACGTTTTATAAATATAATATAAAATCAAGAATTGAACTTTCAGTTTTTGTGGAAAAAGGTAAACCAGAACATAGAATTGGGTCAATGAGTAGTGACTTGACTTTAATTTCTAAAATTCAAGACGATAATGATCAAGATAGTCTCTTGGAGATCATTGACCGTCACTCTGGGATATTTCATTCGATGGTCAACCATTTCATGTCTCACCCCCAAAACACTGTAGATAAAAATACTTTGGTTGGAGAAAAAGATTCAACAATATATTCAGCGGCTCTTAATTATGACCCTTCAAGGAATACAAAATTTTCCACTCATTTAGCTAACCAAACTAAATGGAAATGCCTTAATCTCCTAAATAAAAAAAAGAAAAGTAAGGAGATTTTCATAGACGATGAAAATACTTATATAGAGCCGTCTTGCGATTCTTTTATAAAAGAAATCAACAGAGGCGAAGCCATGTCTGTGTTTAAGAAGTGTCTAAATGAAGAAAAAGACGAAAGGGTAAAAAAAATAGTTGACATGAGATATGGAGCAGGTAATAATAGACTCACTCCTTGGAGACATATAGCACAAGAGCTTGACATGAGCATTCAAGGATGTATTAATGTTCACAACCGTTTTATTAACAAAGTAAAAAAAGAAGGAAATTATGTTTAATTCAATCACAGCAGCCGCCTACCTCGTAAAAGATCCTGAAATCAGGCAAACGAGCACGGGCAAAAAAGTAGCCAACCTAAGGGCAGGTATTTCCACAGCAAACGCAAAAACAAAATGTTTTATTGATATTGAATACTGGGATAAAACAGCAGAGATTGCTGAAAAATACCTCTCTAAAGGAAGAGAGTTTGTTGTTCAAGGCGAGCTTTGTATGTCTTCATGGGAAAAAGATGGGAAGAGTTTTAGCAAGTATCACATCAGAGGAAAAGACCTTCAATTTTTGAGTTCTAAGAAAGGTAATTCGGATGGAGACAACTCTTCTTCTGATTCAAATGAGTCCGATGACGTTCCTTTTTAATGAAATTAATTGTAGAAGCACCGCTAAATAGTCTGAGCTTTGGTAATGTTGCATTCAACATTATTCGGGAGCTTCACAAGAAAGATGTAGAAATCGGGCTTTTCCCAACGGGAGAGCCCGATTTTTCTGCATACGAACTCGCTGATGATCTGAAAGAATATATAGAGAGGTCTGTAAATAAAAAGTGGGATGTCATAAATCCCCACACTCCGTGTTTAAAGTTGTGGCACTTAAACGGCAGCGAAAACAGAAAAACAAAAGATCAATATTTATATACCTTCTATGAATGCAACAACCCCACAGACATGGAGGTTAAACTTTGTTCTTTGCAGGATAAAACAATTTTTTCTTCAAAGGATGCTGAAGGTCACTTCAGAAAGAAGGGATGCCAAAACACCGCAGTTATTCCCCTTGGATTTGACAAAGATTTTTTTCCCACTGGAAAATCCTACCTTAAGGATGTAATCCATTTTGGTTTAATGGGTAAGTTTGAAAAAAGGAAACATACCCAAAAAATTATTCAGACTTGGTTAAAGAAATACGGAAATAACCCTAAATATCAACTTACATGTTGTGTTAATAATCGCTTTTTTCAGCCCGAACAAATGAACGGTTTAATTAGCGAAACCTTAGGAGGCTCTAATTACAGCAATGTAAATATTTTACCGTCACTTGTCAAGAACAGTGAGGTTAATGAATTACTTAATGCAATTGACATTGATTTAACTGGTTTGTCAGGAGGAGAAGGATGGAATCTTCCATCTTTTAACGCTACCGCATTAGGTAAGTGGAGTGTTGTTTTAAATGCCACATCTCATAAGGATTGGGCAACAAAAGAAAATGCAATCATGATTGAACCTTCAGGAGAAATGGATGTTCAAGACGGCGTTTTCTTTACGAAGGATACCCCTTTTAATAAGGGAACTTTTTATACTTGGACCGAAGACGAAGCCGTAGCCGCTATGGAAAAAGCTGAGTCTAAAGTTGGTCAAATTAACACAGAGGGACAAAAACTCGCAGACAAGTTTACCTACTCAAAAACAGTAGATGCAATTTTAGACTGTATTTTCAATAGTTGAAGAATGGAACATTAAGTGCTATAATATAATAATATGAATACTTTAATTAACTCACTGTTTAATGGCTTAAACGATCTCTCTCCTAGAGATCTAATGATTAGAAAAAAATCCTGTGTTGCTGACACGGGTGATGTTTATGTGGCAGAAATTGAATTAGCTGGCTTTTCCAAGAAAGACATCACCATTGATATTATTGATGGAATGGTTGAGCTTGAAGCAAAAAATAAAGACCGTTCTCAAAAATTTAAATTACATTTAAATGATTTGGTAGCAGAGGATCATGTTTCTGCGGAAATGAAAAATGGTTTGCTCAAGCTAACCCTTCCAAAGAAAACAGTTTCAGAGGCGAGAAAAATCGAAATTAAGTAATGCCTATTTATGTTTATAAACATCCCGAAAAAGATGAATATCGAGAGGTATTTCAAGGGATGAATGATGAACATGTTTATCAGGAGGATGGAGTTGAGTGGCAGAGGGTTTTTTTGTCACCCAACGCCTCCATAGATAATTCTATTGACCCTTTTAGCAAGCAACAATATATGGATGCTACATATAATAAAAAGGGAACTCTGGGTGACGCAATGGAACTTTCGGCAGAATTAAGTGCAAAAAGAGCAGAAAGGGCTGGAGGAAAAGATCCCGTAAAGGAAAAATTCTACGACAACTACGCAAAAGAAAGAGGCGGTGCCGAACACCCCAGTAGAATTAGAGAGCAAGGCTACGAAAGTAAAAATGTTAAAGTCGAATATGACTAAAGGGGAGGGTATCTCCTTAGGTTTAGAGAACCTAAATTAGCAACAGTTACTTTATACCCCGTGCTAACACCAGCGGCTGCATCTGCTCCCGCTATCAATGTATTTATATCGGAGATATAATTTGAGTAAGCAGGTGAGCTTCCCGTGGTATATAGGCTTGACAATAAAATAGCTTTTCCATTTACAATTAAAAATACTGGGTTCCCAGAATCCCCACTCACTAACACTTCAGATAAATTGTTATAAGGAGCAGGAACCACCAAAGGACTGTCAAAATAAGTAATATTTGCTGCAAGATTGCTTATACTAGTTAATTCTAATAAAATTCCTTTTTTGTCAAAATCAAAAGCTACAACTATAGGTCTCCAATATTGATCAATGGTATTAACAGAATCTCTTTTGAAGTATTGGTTAATATTGGCTGGGGCTATTTCTGCTGGTGTTATAGTATCAGGTAAGTCTTCACTTAAAGTGCCTACCTCTATATCTTTAGTCGAGTGATCATCAGTAGCTAAAATAGTTCTACTTATCCAAGTTCCATCTGGCTGACAAAAATAAACTTTTGTAGAGGAAGCTAATGCAAAATGTTTTGCAAAAATAATATGTCTCTTTGTAATTGCTGTCGCCCCTCTCTTTCTAAAATCTTCTGAACCACCCCCCACTGGGTAGCCCTCGTCATTCCAAACAATCGTAGATGTAAAATCTATATTTTTTCCCCAAAAAGAAGGCGATCTAGCTGCGTTATATCCCCCTCCCGTAGCACTTCCATTTGGGTTTGTATATCCTGTTAGCATGGGAGCGTTTCCAGCAAGATCCATTGCATCAGCGATATTTGCATCTAGTTGTTGATTACAATGTGCAGTTAAATTTTGTTGTGGATTTCCAGAAATCTGTAAACCTTTAGGGTTAGGGGAAACCTCAAAAGAAAACGAAGCATTAAACTCCATTAAGTTATTTATTGGCATTGAATAACTAGAAGACTCAAGTTTAGCATCCTCTATTTTATAAGTAATAGATTTTCCACTAGATTCTAAGGTCAAATCAAACCCATAGGTGGAATCAGAACCAAGAACACCGCTTATTACACCTTCATCCCAACCAGATACTTGAGATGAAAAACTCGCAACACCCCTAACAGGCAATATCATTTTTCTCTCATAAGGATAATCGCTTCCCAATCCATATGATGTGCTTCTAGCTATCTCCAGACTTAGATTTGCAGATTGTAATAAATGTTCTCCAGATAAAGCTTGTCCACCTATTTGTAAGTTTTCAAGATTTGCTACACTTCCCGTGTTTGAAGGGTTCATAACAAGAGGCGCAGAATTAAATTCTCTAAGACCGTTAAAAGTTAATTCTCCTACTTCATTAGCATTTCCGCTTTGTAAATTTATAGCTGGCGATGGAACCTTTAAGCCAGTTACCTCCACATACTGCATATTAGAGCCAACAAATTGAGCATTTACTTGAGGTAAACTCCCCACAGAATATGAGAGAGAATAGTTCGTTAAATAACAATTACCAACTGATGCACATTGATATCCAGTAAAATTAGGAGAGTCTCCCTCTATAAAGCCCGTTAAAGCATCCTTGTTTTCTCCAATTCTACTAAATATATAAAAATTGCGAGATGCAGATTCATAACCAGAAAGAATTGCAACTTGAGCGCTACCACTAGGAGAACTTATATCGTAAGAATTCAGATCGGCCAAATTAACTAAACCTTCATTTATAAATGGCCAATTTAAAATGTAATTAAAGTTCAATGAAATATCAGGCTGTCTCATTGGCTCATTAACAGAATAAACCTTAGTTCCCAATTGTTTGGGGGATTGCCTATCAATAGTTACATCAAACGAAGATCCCTGAATGGTAGATAGTATTGAGCCTGTTCTTATACCTGTATAAAAAGCCTCTTTATCCGAAAGCTCTTCACTTGCGATAAAACAATTGTTGCTTTTAAAAACATTAATACTCATACTATGTTCCTGTTGGAATTACACCCAATGGGTCTTCTATAAATTCTACGGTTATAGTGTTTGAATTATAATAATTCCAAGTATGTGTCCACTCGGGACAATAATATACTTTAGGTCTATTATAAACAGAGGGTATCTGATGTTCAAACCTTCTATACCCACCTTTATTTTCTAAGAAATGAATCATGGATTTAGCCTGTCTGTCCGATACATTTGTAAAGGTATAGCTCATGTCAAAAGTAGCTATGTTGTCGTTGGTCTTTAATCTTTGTATAAAAGAATTTTTATAGTTTAAAACATCAGCTTTAATTTGCACATCATTTTGAACACCTATATCTGGCTCAAAGAAAAACTTTTGAGACCACATTGAAGATGCACCAGTAGGGCTATTTGAAGAAGAAGAAGTGTGATCTCCCGTGCAATAATAAAAATTATCTAACTTCAGCCCATTTATTCCTGAATAAACTATATCATATTTAGAATATGAAGAAGAGGGAGTCCATCCCTGAAAGTTTAAGTTTACAAAAGAACCCATTCCTGACCAATTAAACAATGTAGGAGCATGATCAACGTTGATGTTAGCGGCAACTTCAAAATGCTGATTATTAATAAAATTAATTGCATAATTATCACAAAACCCCGACATGGTTTTGTAAATATTAGAATCAGGACCAAATTTAATAGGCAAAAATCCAGAAGAGTTTTCAAAAAAAGCAGCACACCTTCTCGCATTGTCTTCGTTTACATCATACCTTAATTTGAATTTAGCTGTTAGGCTATTCATTGATAAAGGTATTGTGTTGTAATAAAAATCATCAGTAACATATGAATGATTAGTTCCAACAAAATCAACTGTTGACCCATATACTGGAGTCCCCATTCCAGAAAGGCTTGCTGGGACAGCGATTCCTGAGATATTATTATCTCTGTTATAAAATAAACTTTCGCTCATGAGTGTCCTACATAATTAAGGGTTAAGCGAACATTTCCATCTGAAGATGAGGTTAACTGCTCATTAACTAATGAGGCTCTAGGGATTGTTAATGTTTGCAATGTTACCACCCCTGCTCTGTCCTTTATAGAAAAGGAAACATTTTTTCCTTCTTTTTCGTTTTCAAGAAAACTGTAACCGCTTTGCATAAATGCATCATCTACCTCTATTTGGACGGTAGCGGAATATTGAATAGGAGGAATATATTTAACCTCTATGGGAGTTTCTGATCCGATAGAATAATATGGCTTTCGAGGAACAGTTAAAGAATAATCAAAACCGACAACTCTATTTGTCGTGGAATTATCACAAGTTGCTGTAATAGAGCCTTGGCTTGGAACATAAATAGTTTGAGCCCCCGCTCCAGATAAATTCACACCACTCGCAAGTTCGTCATAAACAGCAATTGTAGTGTTTACTTTTGGGATAGAACCTACAGCACAATTCACAGAATACTCAGTTAGATAACCACTGTTAAAACCATAAGACGCATTGTTGTCATAATTAAAACTGCCAGAAACAATTTTATTTTCCCCTGTGTATTCCAAAAGAGGATCATTATAAATTAAATTTCTAGCAAGAGTAAGACTTTGTGAAGTTGCCCCCTGTATGGTGGTTGCTCCTTTTTTATACCCTACTAGTTTACTTGTGTTTTGAGAGTTTTGGTAAGCAATGTTTAACGACTCTATTCCAGAAAGTTCTCTGGTAGAGAGGTAAAAATGAGACTCGTAATTTAACGTTGATCCATACATTATGCCCTAGCTTGTCTTAAAGACCCTCCTAACCTTTTTTCTTCATCAATAACCTGCCTTACAACATCTCTTATTCTAACAGCCAAGCCTTGCTGGTTGTCATCTCCATTACCCGTCTGATCAGAAGTTCCATCTGAGTTGACAGTAATATTAATCACACTCTCCCCTCTGTTGTTTTCTGAAACATTAATAAGCTCATCAAGCCTTCCTGTGATATCGCTGTTATTTCCACCTGCTCCCGAATTTAAAGAAGCTAGATTTCCTCTACCTATGCGATCTGCCGCGCCAGCATTCATTACAAATTCACCTCCTGAAAGCATTGTAGGCACAGTGTCAATTCCCGTAGTATAAGGGACAGATCCTCCCGATGCCCTCCTTGGAGCATTTACAAAACTTAAAGGTAAATCACTTATTAAACCACGATTAATGAAATCGTCTTGGTTCATAGCACCACCAGTTGGCAATGAAGGAGCTGCCGATCCATAACCATAGCGGGGGCGTGAACTTCCACCACTAAACAATCTTCCACCCAATGTTTCAGGAACTACCACTGCTCGGTTTGACATTTGAGATGGTAATGGACCTTGGTATCCCCCAAGATTAGTGAGTCCTCCATATCTTTGCCCACCAAATTCAAATCCTTTGAACCCCGCACCAATAGATTTACCAAAACCTTGACCCGCTCTCATTGATTCTCCGAAACCAGTAGCAAACTGGCTAACACCAGCACTAATGACTGCTGCAAAAATAGAATTTCGGAAAGCCTTTTTACGCCGCTTTTCCTCTTCCCTCATTTGCTTCTCCTTTTCCATTTGTCGAGTGTAAAGTCCGAAGGCTTTTTTCTTTGAAGCTTGTTCTCTCTTAAATTGGGGACTGTTTCTTCTTCCAAACATTGTGAGAGCCCCGCTTTGAGGCTCTAGAGACATACCTGCAAACCCCGCTCCAGAATAAAACTCATCAAATCGACCTGTCGTATAATTCTGCGTAGCAAAGTCTAAAAGGTTTCTCTTTCCAACCATTGGTCCTTGTCCATAAGTTCCTGGGGTAAACAGACCTCCTCTCTGCATTGTTTGGATAGATCCTGCATTCAATGCTTGCAGAAATTCAGGTCCATACTTTTTAACTGCGTTTTTTCTTAAAACAAATTCTCCTCCCGTTAGCAGAGTAGGAACATCATCTTTATTTCCAGATCCACCTCTAACTACTCCCCCACTATTAAGACCCAAGAAACCCAAGACCCCTCCTCGACTACCACCACCTGCGAGGGCTCCACCAGCTATTTGGTTTACTGCATTCTGCATGTAAGCTTGAGATAACATTCTAAAGAAATCCGTAGCAGCACTTCTCAAAGCATCTCCCAAGTCTTCTCCTTTTGCGATAGCATCTACAAGCGCAGTAGCAATATTATTTTTAAAATCTAAAGAAGCCCTAGTCAAAGAATCCGCAAGAACGTCTGCTTGTAAAACAGGATCAAAGTCAGGACTCTCTCTAAGCCTATCCCCAACTGACCTTTGAAGATCGCTCAATCTTGATGCTTGCTCTGGCGTTAAATCAAAGAACTGCCTATCATTTGGATCTCCCGTCCTTGCAATAGCTCTACGTCTTCTCTCACTTGCAAGCTGCTCAGAGATTAAACCCATTTGGCCAAGCTGTGATGTTTGAAGATCTAAATCCCTCAAGGCGACAGTTAAAGCTTCTGCGGCTCTTTGTTGTTCTTCTGCGGATTTTACAGAGGCATCTGCCGACTGCTTATCCACCTCCATTTTTTGTTTTGCGGTTTGCAAGGATTTTCTCAGACTCTCTTCTGCTTCTGGACTAAATTGTCCACTTTTAAGAGCATCCTCAATAATTTTTATAGCCTCTGCTGCATTTTTAGCGTTTGCTAATTGCTCTCTTCGTTCCTCATTAGTATCAGTAAATGAAGGAAGTGGCAGTCCCTTCAGTGGTCCTTTTTCAACAGCACCAAAACCCCCGAATTTAACTCTTGTTCGATCAAAAGGAAGATCAATAGATTGGAGGTCTTTTAAGACCTCGCGTTCGCTTACTGTTCTTTCTAATTTAGAAATTTCTACAGTTAAACTTTTAACTTCATTTTCAAGAGTTTGTCGTCGTGATGGAGAAACACCTCCTGCATCTAATAGTGTTCCAATTTGATCTATCCTTGCTTGCCTTTGATTAATTGTAGCTTTTGTTTGAAATGTATCAGAAAATGCTGCTCCCTCTACGTTCCTTAATCTTACTTCCGAGGCAAGGGTTAGAGCATCTTTTAAAGCTCCAGCCGAATCAGCGGCACCTCTAAGAGCCCTAGCGTGGTTGTTGGCATTTCTAATGCCAACCAGTTCTGCGTCATTACCTTTGAGAATATTTTCAATAACTTGACTCCTCGAATCTCCAAGCTCATTAGTTATAATCAATACGTCTCCCAAAATTTTTCTCAACGCATCTTCATCATTAAGCTGTTCAGCAGTTAAGCCTTGTATTGCCTTCTGAGCATTTGAAATTTTTTCATTTTCACCGACAACACCTTCTAGTTGTGATAATGATTTATCTAAAAGTTCTAATCTTTTAGCGGCTTCTTTATTGGAAAGTCCTTCTTCAAATTGTTGGCGCTTTAACTCCCTCATTTGATCTTTACTGAGCCTTCCAAGTATTTCAGCTTGAGCAACCCTCTTGCCTATTGCAGTATTTAAAAGTAGTTGAGCCTTCTTTCTTTCTATAGCTATTTTTAAATCCAATTTAGCTGAATTTAAATTTATTATATCTGCCCTATTTCTATCTTTTGAAATTTGTTGTGCCAACTCTCCCCTTCTCTGATCAACAATTTTAGCGATCTCCTCGTCGGGTAAACTTTTTAGATCTTCAAAACCTCTAGTGTTTTTAATTGTTTCTAAAGCCTCCTCTCTTGCGTCTCCTCCTTCACGACCTCTTAAAGCTTGTGAAAAATTCTCAAGAACCCTCAGTTGCATTTCCATGCTTCCCGCATTCAACGCTTCATTGGCTCTTACCGCTTCGACATATGCAGAGCGCGTGTTTTGAAATTCTTTTTCAGTTAGAACAAGTTCTTTTTGGAATTTTAAAAGATCAGCAGCATCTAAATCTTTACCAAACTCATCTAACATCGTGTCCACCTCTTGCACGGTTTTACCCATTGCTATAAAGTGTTTTGAGGCTTCAATGAAGGATTGTTCTAGTTGATCTCCAGCTTCTCCAGATCCAAAATCTCTCTTCATTTGCCGAACAAAAGTATCTCCAGCCCTAACTGTAGGGCGATTCCCTCCAGCATATCCTCCATACATGCTAGCGTATGCCGCATCCGATGCCGAGATGGTTCGCGTGACTCCAACCCTACCACCTACAGCTTCTTCTGCTCCTTGAGTTGCCTCCAACTGTCTCGCTTGACTTAATGAATTAAATTTAAAAGTTAGCTTTCCTGTTGCATCAGCCAATTTAGCAGCAGCCATAGCTGCTCTATCATTAGCTCCAGTAACTTCATTAAAGATTTCCACACCCATCTTGAATGCACTAAACAAACCTCCAGCAACTGCACCCCACACACCGATTTTACTTACCATGCCTCCAAGTGCTCCACCTAATTTACCTCCTCCTTCTTGCAGTTGATCTCCAAAATCCTTTAATGCAACACCAGCAAATGCTGCGCTTGTAGCTCCCGATAACCCTTCACTTACTATGTTTGTATATCTACCTAACGCGCTTGAAGCCCCCTCTGTTGCTCCTCCCAAGAAACTTAAACCAGCTTGAACTGCAAAAATTGGTCCAAGCAAATCTCTTTGTCCTTGAGCTAATTCCGTGGCACCCTTTGTAGCTGCACTTACAGAAGACCTAAATGCTTCAACTCCTGCTTTATCATAATTAAAACCTGCTCCTGTAACTTGTTTTTTGGTTACCCCTTTGTTCCATGCGGCATAGTTTGGAATTTGTCCAGTAGGTTCATCTCTGGTATTAGTAACAGCAAGCCCCATGGGGTTTGAAGATCTCCTTAGTTTGCCGCTTTGATTAATTCTAACTTGGTTTATAGGAAGACCCGCAGAAGACTCTCTATTTATAGCTTCTCTTAATGGATCTGACCCCGCACCATAACCTCTAACTGCATCGAAATTTGGAATGTAGCCTCCTGCAAATCTTGTGGCTTTTGTCATTCCCAACTCTTTCTCAAGACCCTTTACTCCACCTTTTCCACCACCCGCGACAAACCCAGCTAACAACTGTTTTGTTGCTTTACCCTTACTAAATTGATCTCCTCCTAATGAAGCCGCAGTATTGCCAAAATACGTTTGTATTTTTTTAGCCATACTGTTTCTGTTATCTAAACTAGTGGAAACCTTGGCTTCTAAGAAAGAAACCTTACTGTTTTTTAAACTTGGAGAAATATCAGAAATACTTTGTGGACCCCTTATGGTATTTGCTCCAACAAAATCAAAAGTAGCAGTTTCCCCAAACTTGAAAGCTTTACTATTTTTAAGAGCACTTAATGCCGCTTCAAAAATAGTTCCAGCAAGCGCTGAGATAGAACCTGCATTTCCTAGTTTTAATTCTTTACCAGGAGTAGGTCTTCCACCAGTCATTGTCTGAGCTTCTCGCCTAGCGATATCTAAACCAAATTCCTTGACTTGCTTTACAATATCTGGCCCCTCTCTGGTTTTTTCTCCTGCTCCGTCTATTCCAAATACTGGAAAGCTGACAGTAGTCCCTCCAAAGGTTCCTTGCATGTAGTTTCCTTTCGCTCCTCTGTCGGGAACAATCATTCCAGCATGATTAATTACGAATGGAGCTTCTTTACTCCCTTTTCCAGAAGCTTTAGCGAAATTAGGAATATATCCTCTTGAAGCTCCGACTCTTCTAGCGCCAGAAGGAAGACCCATTGACGCAACCATATCTTGGTTAAATATTGCAGATCCTCCCCCCGCAAAATTAGGAACTATATATTCACTTGTATTGGCGACAACAGTTCCTTTCTTTCCTCCACCAAGAGCAAAGTTTGGAATAACAACAGGACGAGCAGAGCGAGGTGCTCCACCCACGCCTCTATTAATATCCCCCTGTTCCGATCCAACCACCGAACCTCCACTAAAGTTTGGAATATATCCTCCAGCGGCTCTTCGCGTTCCAGCCCTTACCCCAGGAGCTATTCTAGCCGCGATTCCTTGCATCCTCTGCATCACAGCTAATTGCTCATTGAGTGCAGTAGTAAAAAACTTAGTTTGAGCCGCTCTTTTTTGCTCTGTTGATAACTGGCTTCTTTCGATAGCTAAAATTTGATCCTGAATACCTTTGTTACCTAAAAGGGTGGATGCTATCTGTCCTTGAATGGTAGCTTGTTCTTTAGCAACCTTATTCAAGCCAAAGAAGGTTTTAAGCGAACCTGTTCCAAATTTTACAAGATCAATAGTAAGTTTTGCTATAATAGCACCAAAGATGGCTAACCCAGGTCCAGAGATAACACTGCCTATACCTTTAACTAAGCCTTTAGCTATGTTACTTCCCGTTTCCTCATCAAGTAGACCAGTGATATTGGTTACTAAATTATTAAAAAATCCTAAAATATTTTTAAGGCTATCTGTAACTCCAATTTCTCCTAAAGTTACAGCGAGTTGTTGAAGATTTACTGTCGCTTCATTAATCGCCGCAGAGAGAGTATTATTTAAAGCTATATTTCGATTGTATGCTTCGTTGGTCGCACTAGCGGCAACACCTGTTATCTCAATAGCTTTCGATGTCTTTGAGTTGTAATCATCAAGAATAGCCAAGAAGGGAGCGATTTGGAATTTGCCAACTAGGTTTTCCGCAATTTGAAGTCTTTTTGCTTCAGGTAATGTTTCAATAGTTCGTGCTAAATTTTGAATTAGTTTAGTTCCACTTAAAATAGCCCCTGATGCGTCAGTGATTTCAACGCCCAAATTTTGCATTGTCTTGAGTTTGTCAAGACTTTGTATTCGTGTAAAAATTGTTTTAAAGGAGTTACCAATAACGGCACCACCCCTAGCTGTTCTTTCCTGCACGGCACTAACCACACCAACCAATTCATCTAGACTTACCCCAGCAGTTTGGGCAACAGAACCTGAACGCTTAATTGCTTCGATTAAGTCCCTCTCTGATACTGCTGCTTTGATTGAAGCGGCAGAAAGCTTATTTAGAACCTCTTCACTTGTTACTCCTTCTTTTTTGAAAGAGTTCAAAGCGGCAGTTAAACCAGAAACAGCTTCAGCAGAACCTAATCCAGATAAACGACTTAGTATCAATGCATCATTGAGCCTTTTAACCACCTGTTCTGCTTCTAAACCTTGACGACTTAATTCTAAAGCCGCCGAAGCTACTGTTTCAAAAGACTGCTCTGTGACTCTGGCTACATTAAAAATAGTATCTTTAAAACCATCTAATTGTTTTGCAGAGACATTCAGAATAGAGTTAATGCTAGTTAAAGATTTTTCTACCTCAACAGTTACATTTATTAATTCTTTAAATCCTCTCGTAACGGAAGACAAAACACCAACTGAAGCCCCAAATGCCAAAACACGGGCATTAGCAGCCTCCATAGATTTTGTAAATTGATCTGCCTTACCAGTAATCCTGCCCAAAGGTTGAGATAAGCCCTCAATGCTTTTGGCACTTGTCCCTAAATTTATTTTAAGATTTTTACCCGCTTTTTTGGCCGCAGCCTCAATACTGGCTTCTAATCCCGTTTGTGTAACTGGTATATTAATTGGCATCTCCGTAAACCTTTGTTTTATTTACACAAAGATTTACACATCATGCCCACCTAATCGCATCATTTGTTTCATATCTAGTTTACCTCCATGCTTCTTAGCCTCCTCATGTAATCTTTTATTTCCGCTAGGAGCATCTAAAGTTTCCATGTCTTCTTTGGTCGCACCAAATACCATTGAAACATCAGCATCTTCTCTCAAGCCTGATTTTGTCTGGCTTTTATTTCTTTGCGCTTCTGAATAAGATAATAGTTTCTGTGGGTCTTGTTTGATATTGTCGGGGATATTTTCTGTATATTGAAAAATGTTAAAAAACATTCTCCCAAACAGCACAACTCTAAGCTGATAAATAGTAAGCTCGGTTATGGGTTTACCAAAAAAAGACCCTGCGTCTTCGCATAAAGACAAATACATAGAAAAAAAGGGTCTCAAAACCCCTTCTTGTATTCTTGAATCACTTAATCTATCCTGAATATCAAGCTGTAATTCTGTAAATTGAGCTATTTCCCAAGCTTCTAACTCTCCAAATTCTTCCTCTGTATAAAGATGCTCTGTTAATTCTTTATTTTTAAACAATAAAAATCTTAATATTTCATCCCCACTTCTTGCAGTTGCATAGTCTTCTGCTGTTTTACCGATTACCTCGGACCTTTTAGCTTTAAGATCACTTAACTGTTTAATCTTATCCTCAATGTCTTTTTGCATCCCCTTCCTCTGAGAAGGTAAAAATAAATTTTTTACGGTTATTTTTAAATTTTCAATCTCATTTCCAAGAATAAATATCTCCTGATCATCTTTTTCCTCCCATATTCCCTCTTTTAAAACATAATCTATTCTAGATTTTTCTGTCTCAAGACCTCTGTCTAAAGCAATTTTTCTGTATTTTTCGTAGTATTTATGCAAATACCTTTGATCTCTTATACTTAAATGCTTTAAATATACAGGACGATCTCCAATATATGATTCGGTATAACCATCAAAAGCCTCACCGATTAAAGAGATGTAGAACTCTTCTTTCAAAGTTCACCTTTTTCGACCTTTTCAATGAGATTATTAAATTCATCAGGGCTAGAAGCTTGATTAAAGAACCAGAAAGCTAAAATCGTAGTAATTTTTTTAACTGCTGCTGAGTAAAAATCCGTCAACTGATCCTCCTTATTATAATAATCTTCCATTTTTTCTTCAAAGGTTTCTCCAGCGAAATATGGAACTGGGTTCTCTTGCTCCTCCGTTTGAATATAAGTAAGCATCAGCGTATACCACAAAAGCAACCTGTTTTGAGCTTTTAAATCAGCAGTATGATCAAAAAGTGATTGTGCGGCAGTTTCAGCATCCACGATTTGCCTCCTTGTATCTGCTAATTTATCTTTTACTTCTTCTAACTTCTTTTTATGAGATTCGGTTTTTTCCTCTATAGTTTCAATTCTAGCATACTCATTTTGAAGATTAAAAATTTCTCTATACAACTTGCTATAATCTTTTGCCTCGTCTTCGCTCCACACTCCCCCAGTGTCGCTATATTTTTTATGAAGCATCGCCTTAGTTAAAATACCCCTTTTAACACAGCGGCTCAATTCAACAGAGTATTCTAATTCTGCATCTTCAAGCTCTCTCCGAGAGGGTCTTTTAATTTTAACCTGAACGGGGACTTTTTCCTTAACCTTTTTGGTTACTGTAGTCTCTTCTCCCGTTTTTTTGTTTTTACGAGTATGAGTCTTTTCGATCTCCTTTTCTTCGTCTAGAGTGAATGAATATAGTTCTTTGAAAGCCATAACCTTTTTCCTTATTTAAATACAAAACTTACTTTATAATTATTAATATTAGAGTGTAAATTTCTAATTGATTCATTGCCGACATCTAAAATTCTTTTTCTAATCCAATTAACCTTATCTGGGGTAAAGTGATTAGCGGTATTAATAATAGAGTGGTATTCGTCAGGAATGTTTTCATAAAGCTTTTCGTAATGAAAATCATGATCTTTTTTCATGTCCTCCACCATCATTAGCATTAATTTAAAAAGTCTAGAAATACACTCGTCAGACTCTCTATTTAAGTTTTTTTTAGCGTCCATGCCTTAATCCTATCTTATTATATAAATAAAAGTGTAAAAATCAACATGGC